TTCGCCCGTGACCTTTCGGACGTAGGTGACCTGATGCGCGGAAACACTTCCACGCATTTCATCCTGTAGTGATGATCCAAAAGAATGAATGTTAGTCATCTTTTTTAACTATCTTCTTTTTAGAGGTTTTCTTTTTGACAACTGGGGTTACTGCCTCGACTGGGGTAATCACTGGCGGGACGTATGGCATCGAATAGACAATCTTCGTTGCGTGCATCCCTACAGTTATTTGAATGTCGCTGGCATCTTCAGGGATTCCATTGACTTCTCGGAAACGGTCTGTGAGGACAGAATCGTTTTTTACTTGCAGAGCAGGTTGGTTCATTGAAAGCCTTTTTTTTAAAAAAACAGGAGCGGTCAACCGCTCCTGTTTGTGACCGTTTTGCTAAAATGCTAAATCAATCTAAGCGGTTTTTAAGCAATGGCGAACCATCACATAAGTTGCGCCGGTTGTACCAGCAGCGGCTCCCTCGGCATATCCGAGGTGAACTCCACCTGCTTTGGCTTTGCCTGAAGCAATGTTGTAAAGCACTTGCGCGCCATCAGCTACATCGTAAGTTGCATCCAAATCGACTTTGTAAGCTGCACTGCCTGCCGGGCAAGCGAGTGCGCCTAGAGCATTTGCCGCGATGTCCCGATGTGCAATGTATTGCAACGGAGCAATTGTAATGACTTCACCTGCCGACACTGCGGAGCCGGGAGTGTAGTCTCTCATTGAGGTAGAACCTCTGTGTAATTCTGCTGCCATGATATTGTAAACCTTTATGATTTGATTTGAAAAAAAGGGGGAAGAAACGATGGAGAGAAAGTTCCCTCCCCCAAAAAAGTCCCAGTGACCAAGGACTATACACCAACGTTTTTCTGAGCCATCTTTGGATCATTTTCTCCGAATCCAAAATCAAAGAAGCAACGCCATTGCATACCCAATGTGTTGAACGAAGTCTCTGCGCTCTGAATTGTTGGCGAGTCCTGCCCGTTTAGATAGACGACCTCAAATGCTGCTGCTGCACCGGGATCAGCAAATCGATACCAAGTTTTGCTGCGATTGGCATCAACTACGCCTGCGGCACTTGCGGTTGCGATTGAGTTATCCAACCACTGAGTGTTGAACCCATCAAACATTCCGGCATGCGGATTGTTGATGAAGTTCTTGCCGGTCGCACTGTCGCGGATCTCAGTTTGGTTTTGTAGCTGGCTTGTGACAACCTTAAGGCTTGCAGGGGCAAGCAGTCGGCCACCATCAACGCCGATTGGCAAACCGTCAGTGTCGGTCTGTCCGTCAAAGGCAACACCCGAAGCAGTCAGGCCATCAATGCCCAACGTGTTCGCGGTAATTAAGTTGCCATTCCCAGCCGAGAACATTGTCGAGTTTGCAATAGTTTGAGTGGCGGCAAACTCACGAGCTTTGAACGACATTGTTCCAAGCATCGTGGCAACTCGAGTCAAAGCAGACATGTCATCGTTGATCATGTCTTGGCGAGTAAACGCCAGCATCTTTGCATAAGTTTCGAGCTTCTTGGTGTACTGAGACTCGACCAATTTGCCATGCTTCATTTCGGCATCTTGAGCCAATTTCTCGAGCATCCCAGAACCTTCAAGCTGGTAACTGTACAAAGGCTTAAAGTCCGTTGCACTTGCTTGACCAAACACAAACGGGATAAAACTTGGAGCGCGAGTGTAAGCAGCAAGCAAAGTTTTGTTTGCTACATTGCTCATGATTCCCGGCAGTGAAAGAGTTGTAAAACCCGATGCCATCAACTTGTGATGAGCCTGAACACTTGCCTGAATGTATTGGTCATCAAGTTGACCGGGAGGGTGATAAATTCCAGCCGCTTGCATTGTCTGGAACGCCAATCGAGAAACCCGAAACCCCTTGAATCGTTTCGATTTGGCTTCGTTCATGATACGTTCGTCGTACCAACCATTCTTCTTGATGTCCTCTTCTGAAACGCCACCTGCTGCCATGACCATTGATGCTTCAATCACTTGAGCGTCTTGGTCGTTCTTTGTTGCGTCATGAAACGCTGGAGCAGAGTGGCCGCTCGACTTGTTGTCTAAATCGAACAAGCGAGCCTCGAGTTCGCACTCCTTCTCTGTCATGCCCGTCTTGATCGCGTGGGCAGCGAGGGAAACAGGATTCCCGTCCTCGCTGTCGATCTCAGGGTCATTGTACTTAGCGCAGATTGTGCGAATTCTCGACACTCGCTGTGCTTCGTCAGCTTGCGAGTCCCGTTGCTTTTGTGCAACGCCACTGAAGCTATCAGAAGGTAATGAGGGTGGGGCAACTTGGCTTGACTTGAACTGAGCAGTCAAAAACTGCAATTGAGAATCATTGTTCTCAACCGTTTCAGGATCAAAACCCTGTGCCTCAATGTAGCTTTTTAATTCTGGATTCATCTCTTTTACGTCCTTATGTTTTGCGGCGATGCTGACAACGGTTTGTCGGTCTGCGCCTCGATTTAAAATTGCAACTCCGGTCAACACTGCATTCCGCGCAACGTAGACACCACTTTGACGATGCCCGTTTACGACAACGCTTTTACTTTTGGAAACAAACTCTGCTTTTGGAAAACTCGCTTCAATCGATGCGTCCCATGGAAAATCGTTTTTAGATGCTTCGACTATCTCATCTCGATCTTGCCCTGGAACGGAAAGTAACCCATCGAAGTAAATGCCCGATGCGTCAATCTTTCCGGTAGCATGACCGATCTCTCGATCTTGCTCATGGTTTCTGTTTATCTTCGTGACACTCCGCTCGAGGGATGCGGTTGATAAATCAATAACAACTGGTGCATCAAATCCTCGAACTGACAATGCCGAGTCGGCGTTGTATGCAAGGATTGCAATCTTTGGAACGCCGTCCTCACCTGCTGAAATTGTTGGCGATGCCGGAAGCAAATGTTTGAATCGCATTCTTAAATCAGCTTTTCGCTTGCGTGACTTTTTTGTCATCCGGCTCCCCTTGACTTGGTTCGGCATTATTCTGAACTTCGCTTTTTAACTTTATCCCCATCTCCTCAGCAATTTCTTTTCGCCTGACTTCCTTATAAGCCTCGAGGCGAATCTGCTGATCAATCGCGTCCTTAGCAGAAATGCCTTGCTCCTGCCAATACTTAGTTTCATCAAGCAGACCAACTTCTTTAAGCGTCTTAGCAGCATTTGCCATTTTGCCGGGATCGATTGGTTCTTTCCCAGGCCAATACCATTTGTGATCGAACGCCCCGAGTCCGCTTGGAATTACGCCCGGAACGAAGGTCGCAATCTCAAGCCAGAATCGGAAGAAGCGATTTATAAATCGCTCCTCTTGGCGTTTTCGAATGAACAGGATGTATCTGTGAAAAATCCTGTGATCCAGTTGCCCAGAAGCAAAATTGAAATCGCTTGAGTCTGCGGACGCTACGTTCCAAGGCATCAAAAGACAACTGATGATCTCATGCAATATTTCCGATTTGTAATCACCATACCCCGTTGTCGGCTGCTCAGGCTTGTATGCGTTGTACTTCCACCCATCTGGAAGCGTCATTAGGTTTCCTGATCCGAACGGAATGTTAACAGGCGAGTCTGAACCGGGGGTGCAAACGTCCGGCTGAAATGCTGTCTCAATTGTTCCAAGGATCGACGCTGCGTTCTCAGCCGTTTCAATCGTTGCCTCGGTAAAACGACGAAGTTTGGCAAACATGTCTATACAGGGGGCAAGCTGACCAACACCTCGATACTGGGTGGGTCGGTCTTGCCGAAACATGTGAACCATAATGTCCGCTGGAATGGTGACAGTGTCATCGATCCCGATGTAACCGTCTTCGCCTGGATTCTTCCTTAGCTTGTAAAAGGCCACAACGTTGCCTTGCTCATCAAGCTTTAGCCCGTCAACGATTGGAGTTGATCGGTATAGAGAAAAAGCTTTTTGGATCTGGTTGCTTTGGAACTGAATTCCCTCGTAGCTCATGAAATCAACGGGGACAGTTTTCAAGGCTCTATTTTGCCGGAACTGATGGAAGATTTCACCACCGACGATCTCCTCGACTACGCCCATCTGAAGCTTTTCAACAAAGCAAACCTCGTCTGCCCATTCTTGCCAGATGTCCTCGAGTTGTTTCGCGGCCTTGTTAGCGCGTGGACTCGGAGACTTTGGCATTATCTCGAGTCGGCAACCTGTTCCGATAGCCTCTTGCGCCATCTTCAAAAGGATGCCACGGCAATATGAGTTGTTCGCAAATTCAAAGCGGGATGCGGCAACTATTTTTTCTCGAGTTAACCGATCATCGTTTGCGTTACCCGACCGATTGTTTGCATACGTCCACTGATCAGTCTGCGCCCATCGATTGACGACATCATACTGATTGGCTTTTAAAGAACGATCTTTTTCAGCAGGAAACTGATTACCAAATTCATCTAAGATATTTGATTTGCGAATCATGTATCATATCGTTTCCGTTGGGCTTTAAAACCAAATACGTTCTGCATAACGTTTTTGCGTTTTGAATCATTGCAACTGATTTCAGAATCGATCAAAAGCTGATTCAGGATCTTTAAATCACCGGCGGTGCGCATCACCGTCCGTTCAGATTCAGAAGAAATGTCACTGGTCTGAACCAGTCCCGTTGCGTTATTCAGTTTGCTTAAGTCAAGTGCCATGCAAAAAGACTAGCACAACAAAAAGCGTTCTCGGAGACATTAAATAAACTTTGTGGTCACATATGACTTTAATTTAATCTTTCCCAGAAATATGTTGCGTCATATTCTTCCGATACCATGTCGGCAACCCGAATTGTCACCTCTCCAACCTCATAGGATGCCTGAGTGTGAGCGGGGGCTAAGGTAATGACTCCAGTCACTGAGTCGATAGTGCAACCCGGTGGAAGCGAGCCAGACTGCACCGTGACGGTGTACGTTTCTTTACCCCCAGTGATCGTTGGAGTAATCGTCGCGCCTCCATCTACTAAACGCCAATCGACGTTTGTGGCCGGAGCAGTAGCATCGTTTGTGAATGGACTTGGATAGACAATGTTCAGCGGTTCATAAACGAGCCAAATCCGAACATCAGAAATGTCAAAGCTTGAATTTCTTCGCCCAAAAAATTTAATTAAAGTTTGACCACTGCTATTCGTTGGGAAAAACAAAGACTCAAGATATCTATTGCTCGATTGGAAGTTAAAACCTCCATCCACAAACCATGCGAAAACCTGATTGATTGCTGGAAATGGATGATCGTCAGGTGTTGTGCGTGAATCTGCATTTGCGTTTAGCCATTGTATCTTGTAAATCGAATTTGGTTTTAGGCTAAGGTTTGCAAAAGCAAATCTTGTGTAAATCCACGAAGTTGAATTTCCGACATTTTCGTTGTCGGCACTTATAGTTCCGCTTCCGGAATCGTAACTCCAACCAAAATTACCGGAGTTAATTTGCCAATTTATTGGAGTCAAATATTCTTCATGACCATTCCCAATTTTATAGCTATATGAACCAACATCTAATATTTGGTCTGGGGTTGTAAAATTTGGATAGGTTGGATTTGGTTGAAAAAAGGTTGAAACATTTAAACTTGCTGGTGCTTTTATTTCGAATTTGATTAAACCAAGGTTCGAGGGATCTGTAGCGTAAGGTAACAAACACACAAAATCGTACCAACCAAGAATAGCGTTTGTTTTTACGTCATTAATGTAAAGACATAAATTGTTTGAATAGAGTGCTGCTGAGAGATTTAATTCTCCAATTAATCTTATTGTACATGGAAATGTTGCGTTAATTGGTTGTCCTAGATTATCTAATAGTTCAAATTTATTGTATGGATAACCAGCATCATATTGATACCAAGTTCCAATAGGTTTTTGTGGGCTTACGGTGTAATACTTAAAAAAAGTTTCACCCATTCGGAAATGGCAACTTGAATCATAGCCAAAAGCAGTTGTCTCAGGATTTGCCGAAATATCAAGTTCAGTCGAACCACTCATATCGTTAATAGTAAAACTAACTTCCCAAGGTGCTTTTATTTTTTCATAAATATTATTTCCGCGGTACTTCTGGTAACTAAGTTTGTTGTTGAAGCGACCAGTATTGTTTGACGGCAAAACTGCTGACCTTGCATCGTTTGGGCTAACAGTAATTAGATGCGAGCCGCCAGCTGTGTTATAGTAAGTGAGCATTAACTTTCCATTTACAACGCCATCAATCGTCGCTCTAAATCCGGGATTGGTTGATGCTAATGTCCCATCAAGGTATTGAAACGCCCCACTTTGATTTCCGTTAGAGGGAGCGCCTCTGACATATCTACCAGCTTCCGATGAAAAGACCCAAGATTCAGGAGTTTGAGTAGTCGCATTTGATGGCGCATAAAGAACGATAGGCGATGTCATTTGCCCTGAAATTGGAACAAGATTGTTAAATTGGTTTTCAACTTCCGAATTCCAAGCGCGACAATAAGTTCGAGTTGTAAGCGGCGCTTCCTCCTTGCAACAACACCGACCGACACCCATTGAAGTTTTCATTTTTTAACTTTCTGTTGTCTTCCATCTAAATCCGCAGGCTCGGCATTCCCTTGTCCGGATCACCTGCCATCGAGTCTTTATTGACTTGACCACTCGGGTCATCCTACACTCACATTTTCGGCACGGCAAACCAGTCTTCTGCTCACCAAACTTATCCCAAATGTTCTTTTCTTGACCTGACATTACTTGCCCCATTTTGACCAATCGACTTTCTTAGCCCGCTTTCGACCTTCGTTAAAGTCTGCTCCCAAAAAGGTCAGACCATCAAAGGAAGCAATTGCGGCAGCGCCTACAGCACAATCAAGATAATCATTGTCTGGTGAGCCGGGTCGCATAAACCACTCATCGACCTTGCCATACGACCCCTCAAGTTGAGTTCGGTATTCAGCGCAGAAATGCTCGGCAACGAGCCGATGGATTTGAGGAGTCTTGACCTGATAAAGACTAAACGATCCAGGGTCACCAATGGCAGTTGATAACCGCTGATGGAAGAATGTCTTCCAAAAGTATGTGTCGATCTCGAGCGTCCGAACTGATGCTCGCCTCGAGGTTGTGTAAAACCATCCGCTGCCTTTGCGTTCACCCGTCTTAGTGACTTTTTGAGTTATTGGCTTACGCTTCGCGCCGTATGCAACTCCCATGCAAAGCGTGATTTTTTCCTGATACGGAGAGTCACGATAAACGCGACGTAATGTTGCCGTCTTGTATCTTGAGTCCATGCCGACTCGAGATATTTGCATCGTGGCATTGTCATCTTTTCTTTTCCACTTCAAGCCAAATAACAAATCATGAAGGTCATTTGCTGCCGCATAGATTCTCGCTTCGAGTCCTTTGCCGGGATAGTGTTTGGAGAATGTTTCAGAGATTGTTTTCTTTGAAAAATAGCCGGACGGTTGCTGCGGAAAACTGAAATAATCTAGCAGGTAACCATCAAAACCCTCTGAGTATCCCCAAATCTGAACAAAGAACTGTTCTTTTTGAACATCCACAAAAGCTTTTATCGTCTCGACCTCGAGCGGCACTACATTGCGACCGTGGGCATGTTGTTTGATCATTACATCGCCCATCGACAAAAACTCAGTCTCGTCGTTTGCGACAATCGGCTCGTTTTGAAACTCAGAAAAGAATGTTGCCTGATCTCGGCAGTACAAATTCATGGCATGCTGGGTCGCAGATAACTCATCTTCATTGTGCCGAGCTTCCCAAGTTGCATGGCAACCCAAGTCCATGTCTTCCCGATTCTTTTTGTAGAATCTGTTTGACTCGGCGTAGCTCGGTGGCTCGAGCAATGCCCCCATCCGGTAAATCTCAAAATACTTTTCCCAAAGATTGAAATTGACCGGCCAACCATCAATCATCTTTGCTCGAGTGCCTCGCCAAAGCGGATGCTTCTTGCGATCTAGAATCTTATCCACCATGTCACCCTTGGCGATGACGGTGCATGGCATCACTGCCGATATCTTTTTTCCAGGGGCGGCCATGCCCAACACTGCCCCAGAGATTAACTTCTCTCGAGTTGTGTTTTGCGGAGCAGACGCTGCCGACTCATCCGTTTGAGGATCATCCAAAAGAACAAAGTCAGGTCGGATTTGCCTTCCATCTATCATGGAGCGAAGTGATCCTCTGATTCCGTTTCCGGTCAAACCAGAAACCGCAATCACCGTGCCGCTCGAGGGAGCGTCCTTGGTTTTGTGCTTTGCTAAATTTGCCGGGGACTTAACCGTTGGCAAAACAACAAAGTCCTTGCTCCACTCAATTTTGCAGCTACGCCCCTCAGAGGTCATCCCGGCACAGCGGTGAGCTATCCCGTTCACCTTTCGGACGGGATAGGCGATCTCAGGAAAGTCTTCAGCGTAAACGTCGATGAAACGAATCCAAGTTTTGATCGACTCAAGCGAATCCACTGCCTTGCCACTGTTTGCTCCAATCAAAAAAACATATTTCGAGTGACTGTAACTCACTGCCCATAAGGTAGCGGCTCGAGCGATAGTTGTTTTCCCAGACCCTCGAGGGCAAGCAAAAGCGTACAACGCCCCATGGAGGACGCTCTCCTCGAGTCTCGCGATCATCTCATCATGGATCTCACTGAACGGAAGCGGGAAAGCCTCCGGCAAGTAAGTCTTGCAGAAAAGCTTTAAGTCAAGCTTACATTTGTTTCGACGGCGAACATTCTTGATGCTGGGAACAGAACCAATGTCTCGACCGCTTGCCGACATTTGATTGATTCGTTCGCCTGCACGCTCACGATGCTCGGCATAGTTACGCTTCTCAGATGTTTTCATTTTCTCTCCAAAGACATCTTCTCAGTGCTTGGAAAATCCAACAAGTCCCAAAATCAATCTCAACCCGGCACACCCTTAAGGGTGTGGATTTTCGATTTCGATTTGAGATCGATTTGAGGTCAATCTGGGGGGTCTGGGGCAAGTAAAAAAAAAGGCATTAAAAGGC